CCATAAAGGTATTTGTGCGCCAGCCCTGCGTAAGCATTCATAAGCCAACCAAAATATCTCGGTCTGCCTCTCATGCTCACGCAAGACTTTGCTAATTCCTGATCCATACTTTAATTCGAAAGCGTACTCAACACCTGGTGTTATTTTGTGCTCTGATACTTCACCATTAGCCCTTGTTATCTTTAGCTTTGCCATTACTACTCCTTAATTAAAATGCCACAGATGGTGACACTGTTACTGCGGAGTTTATAGTAAATGTTATAGATGAGGTAGCCATTTCAGCCACGCCGCCTTGACCCACTGGGGTTAAGTTATTGACCAAAATAGAAAATTGATAAGTTGGGTTGGCTGCAGATACGGCAGTACCTTTAACTGTAATCATTGAAACAGACAGTGTCTGTCCAAATGCATCATTAAGAGTTTGCATTACCTGGCTGGATGCCCAATCATTAATAAAGTCTAAAGTTAGTGTCCCAGATTGCAAACCTGCGACATATCGATGGCTGGTATCCCCCATCGCAGTTACTTCCAATTCATCTGCTACCTGGTTAATGACAGCGTTGGTTACATACGCAGATATGTCAATAGATGGTGTTGTCTTGGCTGCGTTGGTTGCCAATTTCACACCCACGTTATTGTTTAAATAAATTGCCATGCTTATTCCTCGTCTTTCTTGGTAGGTGCTTCTTTCTTTGGTGTTTCTTTAATTTGGCCTGTCTTAATTAAGAAGGCTAAATCTTCTGCCTGTGTGCTCATTTTAACTCCAGCTCGTTAGGATTGATACTGTTATTTCTGATGTTAATAAATCTCCACTAGCTGCGTTGGTTATAGCTGGAGCGGAGACACTTGATATGTTAAGCACCAATGATGATGCTGCTAATTTAGTTACTACTGCGACTATAAAATCTTCCATGCCTGCTAAGTTGCCTTGGTTATCAAATGCAGGTGCAGTAATTAAAATTTTAAAGTTTGCCATAGGCGATAAGCCTGTTTGATCGTTATTGCTTGGCACAATGTAAGGGTCGGATGGTGTAATTACCACACTATTAGCCAGTAATGTGGCTGGTGGATAAGCAAATGTGGACCACACACCAGCGTTGGCTAAATCAGTTGCTAATGTGCCTCGTAATGTAGTTATTGCTGCTGGCACGTTAACCTACTAACGTATTTGGATTTGAATATGGCTGGATGAGGCCACGCACTCTATTGATTAGCTGATAGCCCATGCGATAAGGGCTTGCACTGACCCCATCCATGCCTACCCCACCAGTTTGGCTGACTTGTCTGGCTTGCCACACATCAACAGCTACTATCATGGCAGCTTCTCGTATAGCGGGGGTCGCAGCATAAGATGTGGAATGAAATGGGCCTTTGACAGTGCCGTATGGTTTAATTAGATGCATAGCCTGATCGCTGGCTGTTTTTGCATATTGAATATAAGAATAACCTGTAGGTTGGTTGCTAAATTGAAATGTTGTTATTAATGCAGAATTAATACTCATTGGTACAGATGTGCCAGGAAATGCCCCAGTTAATGTATATGTGCCGTTAAATGTTGATCCAGATTGTGTAACTGTAACGCTTTGACCTGTTACAAATATGCCAGGGTTTGCTAAAACTAATGTCGCAGTATTATTACTAATTTGTGATGCTACAACTGGTGCGTAGTTATACCACAAATAAGCATCTACTAAATCTTCAGCTGTTTGGCAGCACTCTTCAACAGTTGCATCAGTGTATAAACTGCCAATGCCTAAATTGGCTCTTAACTCAGCTAATGTTACAAATGTTGCCGCCATTGTTACCTTTCTAAAAAAGCCCTCTGGGGCTAGGGCTACTAAACCCCAGAGGATGTAAATAACTAACTGATTAGGTTAGGTTAAATCTACGTACGCCACCAGCAACTAATACTTTGGTTGCTAGGTATCCGTAAATCATTGTTTCAATTTCACCAGATGTTACTACGTTAGTGCTTAGTCGTAGGATTGGTGATTCGTAAATAATTACAGATGATGGCACAACGATAAATGCTGATTCATCAATAGTTGTTGCTACGCAGTTTGGATCAACATACAAATCTAAACCAAGTACGTTGCCACGTAGTGAACGTGGGCTGGCTTGTCCAGCTGCATTCATTGGCTGAATTGCATTGTAAATTGGACGATCAGTTGTATCTTTAGCACCTAGCAATAATGCCCATTGTGATGTACCTGCAATATATGCAGTTGGCAACTCACCTGTTGCATTGTAAGCAGCTGGTACTTCTGTTGATACATAGCTAATAATTCCGTTAGATGTTGCCGCTACTGCTGTTGCTTGTGTGCCAGATGCTGTTAATTCTGCAATTACAGCTGCGTCTGTTGCCTTATTGTATGCACGTGTCATGTTTTCCAACATAGCTTGGAAGAATGCTGGTGATGAACGCTCTAACAATTCTACGCTGTAGCGTTGTAATCCTGCAAACTTATTCACAGTTGCATTGACGTATGAGCTAACGATACCTGTTTCAGATGGTGCTGCACCTTCATTTGTGTCGGCTACTGTACCAACTGTGGTTATTTTAGGATGACTGATTGTCATGCCTGATGCTGGAATAGCACGTACACCAATAGCATCGATAGTTGGACGTGATCCAATTGATGTATCAATAACTGTAGGTGAGAAGATTGTTGGAGAAAATGCAGGGTTGGTAGAGAAATCATCATCTGCAGCTGTAAGTAATTTAGCAGCTTGTGCTTCTGCATGTAATACCCACTCATTAGACTCTTGATTGCCTAACTTTGCTTTGATGCTGTGCTCTAAAAATTGAGCTTGTGTTTTAATTGGTGAGCGTGGCTCAGTATAGACATTTGCACTAATTGTTGGGCGTGCGGCTTCTACTGGAGCAACCTCTACCACTGGTGTTGCTGTTGGCTCTGTGGTGTTGTCCACTGGGGCCTCGCTTTCCGTAGTTGGTTGATTTGTTGAGTCCGCTTCGCCTTCGCTAGCGGCAACTTTAGTTACTTGCGCTTCGGTAAATGCTGGTGTTTCAACCAGGCTAACCTCTTTTAATTGCGCTTTGGTTACATAAATATAATCTTTTTTGTTTTGTGATTTAATTACTTCTACGCCTACAGATAGGCCGTCAACTAATTGTTCACTAGCAAGTATTAGTGCATCTTGTCCTTGCATGCTTGCGCTAATCTTGAAACTAGCGTAAATGCCATCTTCGGCTTTGTTAAACTTTTGCATGCGCCCTATTGGTTTATCGGCTTTATGTTGCATAAGCATTTTGATTTTGCCAGGATCGCCAATGTCAATACTGTCTTTGGCAAATACAACAGGACCTGCGCTGGTATTGCCTACTGCCTCATAAGGCACAATTTTGCCAGCAATAATTCTGCGCTCGCTGTCGGCAGCTTCTACTTGGCTACTGAATGTAAGTAGCATCATTTTCACTTCCTTGTGGTGTCATGTTTTCCATTTCTTTTGCTTCCTCTACAGTTATTAAACCAAGAGATAACATTTTCTCTATTGCTTCAAGTCGCTTCATTGTGTCAGCACGTAAGAATGACTCCTCGATTGCAAATTTTACAACATGTCCTCGTGGCGTAATATCATCCATGCTAAGTCTGTCCTCAATGGCGCAAATGTAAGGTTGCAAACTATATGCAACAAATTCTTTGCGGCCATCTAATATGTTTTGATATGTCATGCTGTTATTCATGTCTGCAGATATGTAATATGCTGGTACGTTCATAGCACGTGCAATTTGTGTTGCTAAAAATTGTGATGCTTCGTTATACATCATGTCTTTAGGACTAAATCCAACTGGCTCATAACTTAGCGTGCTAGTTAGATAAGCAGTTGCTCGGTTTTGACGTGCTTGTTTCCATGCAGCCAATAATCCTTGCACTTGCGCCTCTGGCATATCTGCACCAGTGTTTTTAATAAATCCTGTTGCCATTGGTGTTGCAGCTGATATGGCTGCGGCTTTTTCTACATCCAATGCAGCTTGTATTGTGCGACCTGCGGTCATCAATACGCCTTGTGTTAATCCCTGGAATGTAACTAATGAAC